TCCATGCCCGTGACGAAGAACGCGCCTTGCGCGATGGCCTGCACGCCGGGGGTGCGCACGCGCTCCACGCTTTGCGGCAAGCCCCTGCCCGTCTGCCCCGGCACCGGGCGCGGCGGTCGCCCCGACAGCGCGGGGCGGATCAGTTCCGCCAACTTGGGGCTGCGGTCGAGCATCTTGGCGAGACCGTTCGCCGCCTCGTCCTTGCGCATCTCGCCTGCCGCCTGAAAGGCGAGGTCGATCAGGGCGTCCCACCGTGACCGCGTGATCGGCAGGAGCGCCATGAACCGCTCGACGGCCTCGCGGGCGGGGCCGGGGTCGAAGCGCATCAGCCCTTCCGACAGCCCTTCGGCCTTCTCAAACCGCGTCTGCACGGCAGGCTTGGGGACGCGCACGCCCGCGACGTGGAGGCTCTGGTGCGCCCCCGCCGCCCATGCGAGGAGGAGGAGCGCCGCCGTGTCCTCCTCCCAAACGTCCCATTGCCGCTCCCCGCTGCCGCCCTGCACCTGATCCGCGATGGCATAGCGGTAGGCCGCTGCGCCCGCTGCGTAGACCTCCCTGACGAGGCTTCCGAGGCTCTTTGCCACGGGTCAGACCCAGCGCTTCATCGTGAACGTGACGGGCGCACCCGGCTCGGGCGGGGTGCCTTCCTGCGCCGCCGTGCCGTTGCCGAGGATCGCCTCCAGCGGGTTGGCCGCGTCGGACTTGCCGAGGATCGGCTCGTCCTCCTTCGGCTGGGACAGGCCGAGCAGGTCGCGCACCTCGCGCTCGGACACCCGCCCGCCCATCTCCACGAACTTGGCGACGGCCTCCAGACGGTCCTTCGGGTCGGGCCGCTCGGGCGCGAACACGAAGCGCAGGCCGGACAGTTCCGAGTCGGTCGCGCCGAGGATCTTGGCGACCACGCGCACGAAGTCGCTGGTCAGGCTGTCGGCCAGCGCGTCCGCGTGGTAGCGGATGATCCGGGACAGGGTGTCGGCGTGCAGGCTGGCGACCCCGGAGCCGAGGCCCGTGCCCTGCGCCTCCGACGAGAGGGACTGCCCGAGGATCGCTTCCTTGATCTTGGAGGAGAACCAGTTGACCAGATCGAGGAACACGGTCGCACGGCCCGCGTTCGGCTCCTTGATGTCGATGTCGTAGACCTTCTCCGTGCCCGACTGCGGCAGCAGCACGCTGTTGTCGTTGGTCAGGTTGGCGAGGACGTTCTCCATCATGGCGCGGCCCGCGTCCTGCCCGAGGGGGTAGTACCCCACGCGAATGCCCATCGCGTACCGCTCGGCGTAGGTGATCGCGTCCTGCAGGATCTCCTGCTTCGCCAGCCACATGAACCAGCACACGTCGCGTGCGCCGACGCCCCGGTAGATCGACTCGGTGGCGTTGGGGTCGTTGAAGTCGGGGGCGTTGACGAACACCCGGTGCAGGACGATGGCCTGCCGCTCCTGCTCGGTGAACAGGTGGACGCGGGAGTCGAAGCCGATGTTCTGCGAGGAGGGGCCGTCCGCGCTGTAGGCCGCGCCGACCTTCATGGCGAGGTTTCCGCGCTGGTCGTAGGCGAGGGTGTCGGGGTGCAGGGCGTACCACTCGCGGATGCAGACGCCGTGGTCGGGGTGGCGGGCGTAGACGAGGTTGGCGGCGCTGTTGCCGTACCAGACGGCCTCGTGCATGGCGCGGATGAAGTCCGAGCGCCGGGGCATGGATTCGAACACCTTGCCGATGCGGTCGGCCAGTTCCACGAGGCGCGGGTTCTCGTCATCCTCCGGAACGACCGCCCATTCAAGGGAGGCCAGCGTGACCTGCAGGGATCGCAGCACGCCCTCGATGTCCGCGTCCGCACGCATCATGCGCGAATACTGCGGGTTGAGCGTGTAGGCGAGGCTGCTGTTGCGCAGCATCTTGTCGGCGGTCGTGAAGAACGACCGCTGCACCTCCACCGGGGTCGCCAGCGGGAAGGTCATCCCACGGTCGATGGGCGGCGGCAGGGGCTTTCGCACCCGCTTCTGCGGGGGCACGCCGTTCGCCATCGGGTTCGATCCCGGCGCGGGGTCGGTCACAGTTCGCCCCGGCGCTCAAGGTCGAGGGCGATGGCGACGGCCTGCTTCTGCGGCTTGCCCTCGTCCATCAACTTTCGGATCTTGCGTGACACGGCGGTGTCGGAGGCGCTGACCTTCTCGCCCTCGCGGACGGCGTTGGCGACCTTCGCGCCGGGGCGGGACATGGCGGTGACGCTGGCAAGCATCATGTCATCGCCCATCGTCAACCGAACGTAGGACGATCCGCTTGCCATGAGCAGCGCACCATCGCCCCCGAGTTTGAACAGCGGACGCCCGGACGCCTCCCACTTCGCGTAGGTCTGCGGCGTCACCTTTGTCGTGCGCGATCCGGCGGTGACGTACACGGTCTTTCCGCTAGCGATGCTGTTCTTGATGTAGTTGAACGCGTCAGCCGCCTTCCCCATCCTCGCCTTCGCGCCGGGGCGGGAGAGTCGCGTCACGGGCCGCGCCAATTCCCTTTCAAACTTTGCAAGCGTCTGCGCCAACTTGCTCACGATTTGCCGCGCCTCGCCATAGTTCTCCATCATCAACGGCGACTGCAAAGCCTTGACCCATTGGCTGATGATCGCCCAAGTGTTCTGCACGTCCTCCGCATACTCCTCTGTCGTACGCGCCATCCTCGCCTTCGCGCCGGGGCGGGAGGCGACCTGCTTGTCCTCCAGCGTGATGGTCCCGCCGTACTTGGCCTGCATCTGCTTGGCCTTGGTCATGGCAGCGTCTGCGCTGGGGAACGAATGGCGGAAGCCGATCTCCTCGTACACCGCCGTCGCGACGCTTCCGTCAGCGTTCATCGGCACGATGGAATAGCCCGAATTGATGTTCTTGCCGATGCGAAATCGGGCCACCTGTCCCGCCGCCATCTTGACCTTCGCGCCGGGGCGGGAGGATGCGTATTTCCAATCCTTCCACCGCGCCACATCCTTTGCCTTTTGTTCCGCCATAGATCGCATGGCAAACAGGCCGTATTCAAACTCACGACCATTTTCGTCATATCCAACGACCTTGAACAATCCTCCCGATCCGCCAATCCCGCTCATCACCGTTGTAACGGTGACGGTCTTTTTTCGGCCCATGACCGCCTTCGCGCCGGGGCGGGAGAACGAGCGTCGCACGCTGTCGGCGTTCCAGATCTTCCCGTCTGTCTCGCGTACCAGTTTGGCATCCTTCGAGCGCATGGCGTGCGTCATGATCTTGATCGAGTTCTTCAGGGACGTGATCGTCGTCGCGATCTCCCGCTGCTTCTCCTCGCACTTCGAAAGGAGTTCGTGAGCCCTGTCGATCCCTCGGATGGCCGTGGTTTGATCTGAACCGCTGTAGTCCATCACGTTGAATTTGGCCTTCGCGCCGGAGCGGGACATGGAAGCCTTCAACTCCTTGAAGTCGTACAGCAAGTTCTGCGGCGTGCTGCTGTCAATCTCCTTTGCAGCATCAGCGAGTAAACGCTTCGCAGCCGCCTTGTCATTGTTGCGGAGTGCGCGATAGGTTGCCGCAAGCAGACTGTCGAGCCTTTCAGCGTTGCCCATCCTCGCCTTCTCGCCGGGGCGGGCGTTCCTCGCCGCGCTCCCGAGCCGCTGCGCGATCTCCTTGTACGTGTCGCTGCGCTGGTTCTCGCCCTTGTCCATCTGTTCGGCCTTTCGCTTTGCCCATGCCCGACCTGCATCGCCGCCCCACAAGAGCCATGCGATGTATCCGGCGCTGTCCTCTCCCCATCCCTCGCCTTGCTTGTCCACCTCGTGGCGGGCAAAGTACGAGTTCATCCGGCGCACGGTCTCGGGGGACAGGTTCTTGCGGTTCTTGATGTCCCGAGCGCGTGCCACGCCGATCTCCGTCCCGCCGCGCCCGTGCTTCTCGCGCAGGTCAAGGCCACGGGTGGCGTTCGCCGCCATTTCCTCCGTGGGCGTCAGGTCGATCTCGGCCATGCGATGATCGTACCGATGCCCCCTTGACGGGCAAGCGTCTAGCCGAAGAACGGACGTTTCGGTGCGCGTGCGCCGAACAGCCTGCCGATAGCGTCCGGGCGCTCGATGCGCTTCGCGGCCTTCTCGTCCCGCGTCAGCGTCCCGCGCACGGCCTCCCCGCACAGATCGACCACCGCGTCCACCGTGTCATCGTGCGCCCCGGCGGGGAACGCCAGCAGTTCATCGATCACGGGCTGGAAGGCGGGAAGCACCTTCCCGGCATCGTCGGTCGGGAACATGAGCCTGCCTTGCTCCACGAAGGGCTGCCCCCCGGCGGCGCGGATGTGCTTGTCGGTCGTGCGCTCGACGGCGACCATCGGCTGCGCGGTCATGTCGCGGAACTGGTCGAAGATGCCCTTCTGCGGCCCGTTGGCCTCTGCCAGCACGGCGCTGGCCCCGCGCCGGGAGAGGAGGGACGCGGCTTGCTTGGCGAAGACGGGGAAGGATTCCCGCACGCGCAGGATGTCGGTCAGGTACAGGCGGCGGGCGGCGTCCACCTCCCCGACGAGGCAGACGGAGTAGTCGGGATCGTCGCGCTCCTGCGCCTTCTTGCCGTACCCCCAATCGAGGGCGGCGATGGTGCGGGTGACGGTCGGGAGGGCGGCGGGCTTGTAGTACCCCAGCCACTCGGGCCGG